GGGCGTACCTCGAACGGCGGAGTAAAATACCGTGTTGAAGGTACACTCACATCTGGTCAAATGAATACATCTTTAACTGGAATCCTCTTAGTAATAGGTGCTTTATACGAACCTTGTTTGAGATACAATTGTAGATTTACTAATTGTGGAGACGACGTTCGTATATTTGTGCCTCGATCGGTAGCCTATAAATTTAAATCCTTGATAAAGTCTCGATTTGCTGCATTGGGTCTCATTGTTAAAATGAGTGACCCAATAGCAGACGTGCGCTGTACAGAATTCTGTCAGACCCAGGTGATTAGAGTTCAAGGGAAGTGGACTTCGGTCCGCCAACCTTGGGCTGCATTAACCAAAGACTCATTCTGTATTGATAGTTTAACAGCGCCCCATAAGATTGGAGCATGGATGGCGGCCGTGGGGAGAGGAGGGCTTGCAACGCATTCTGGTGTGCCTATGATGCAGGCTTTTTATAAAATGATGGTTAAACATGGAATTAATTTGCAGGTTACCAAATTAACAGGACGTCAGCGTAGACGTATTAGAGAGTATTTGGATAGATTGTCCCGTGAATCTGAGTATTGGGGGGAACCCCTTGCACCAAGAACAGATGTAATAACTGATGAAGCGAGAATTGACTTCTTCGTCGCCTTCGGTGTTACACCTGCTACTCAGATTATTGTAGAGAAACATTATGAAGGGTTATTGTTCGACCCTAAATTTTGTGATAACTATATGCACTCTATGATTCATACGCTAATGTGAACATTACCGGTCTTAACTCGACCTTAAATTGTTACGTGGTAGTTAACCAGGCCAGTTTGGCCATTGGGTCCTATGGTTAAAGCCCAAAACGTTTTGGAGGTTGATCTAACCTCCTTGTAAATACTTACGTGCTAAACAGAATGCCGAGAGACTGCACGGCGCTGCGTCCCAGTTCCATAGGATGAACAGTCCCGTTTATCGTTTGCGGGATCCAATACAAAACGATTATACCATGGTCAAAAAGATTAATAAAAATAAAAAGACAATTAAAGGAGAAGGTGCTTATAGCATGGCATCGTTATCGAGAGAGGTGCAGAGAGCCGCAGAACAAGCTGTTCCAAACCCGAAGCGTAAAGGCACGTGGCAAAATGCCGCGGCCCGCACAGCAGGTGGTTGGCTTGGTTCTGCTTTCGGTCCGGTTGGTGCTGCTCTCGGTAATTCTGCTGGTGGTGCACTCTCACGGTTTTTAGGTTATGGTACCTATTCCGTGAAGAAAAACACTTTACTTACTAGTTCTGCAAGTCCCGG